AGGATTTGCCATACAAACAGCTTTGGCTATTTGCTCTGTTGTTTGTGGCAGGAATTACAGGAACAACAATAACAATTTTACCAGCATTTACTTACTTAACGTGGGGAAAACGGCAACGGGGAAAGAGCATTGCAAGACCGTGGTTAATCTTATCATGGAAGCGGCAAACATGGAACGCTATGTCATTGGGGATGGGTTCACGTCATCTGGAGCGGTGATGACCGAACTACTCCGCAAGCCACGCTGCATATCAATAATTGATGAATTTGGTATGTATTTGGAGAGCGCTGGGGCGAAGGGAAATCCTAACCAAAAAGAAGCCAACAGCTACATCATGCAAGCGATTAGTCGGACGCATAGCACAATGCAAGCCAAAAACTATTCCGCTATGACAGGCGGTGCTAAAACCGATATGAACGATAGGTATGTTAAGAACCCAGCGCTATCTATTGTTGGCCTGACAACCCCGACAACATTTTTTGATGCAATATCCAGTAAGGAAATTCATTCTGGTTTTCTAAACCGCTTTATTATTAGTATATCAGACACGCAAAGAACGGTCAGGAATGATGTTGAGCCGATGCGTGTACCAGATACCATTACCGATTGGATTAAAGCCATAGAGAAACGCGCCGCTGCCAAGAATCCTATTGAAGTGCCAGTGGAGCGCCCGAACTTTGTGGAAATAACAATTAGCCAGCCAGCTAAGGCAATTCAAAGGGAGTTTGACCAAGAAATGGTTGACCAGATGAATGCCCATGACGAGGATGGACTAGATGGTGTATTCGGACGTGCCGCAGAAATGGCGCAGAAAGTGGCATTGATTGCAGCTCTATCGCGTGACCCGCAGACCGAAATCGTGGCAGATATAGATATGATATGGGCGGTAAATTATGTTCGCGAAAGCTATAAGCAAATGCTTGACGCCGTGTCAGATAATATCAGCGCGAATCAATTTGATAAGGACGGGCGTGAAATATTAAAAGCAATTGAGGGTGCAAAAGATATGAAATTGACCAAAGGCGCAATTGTTAAGAAATTCCGTGGTCATTCCAGCTACAAACTAGATGAAATACTAAAAACCCTGATTGATGCAGGGCTTTTAACAAGGGAAGTTAGCGTTGGTAAAGGTAGGCCAGCGGAATGGTACGTTAGAACGGCATCGAGTGACGAAACATAGCATTGCAAATAACCAAGAGGAGCGTTTCAAACTCCTCTTGTGTATATTCTGCTAGGTCGGTTTTATCAAGTGATTCGATGTATTCACCAGCTTCAACTGCCGCCTTCAATGCGCCTTGTATTTCTTTTTCGTCAAGCCATTGATAGTTACGCAATGTCATAGTTAAATTCCTTGGCAAATTCCAATACGTCATCGCGGCGGTAAAAGAAGCGGCTATACCCACGCTGAATATATTTCGGGCCACGGTTCTTTTCCCTCCAAATGCGAACCGTGTTATAACTTACACCTAATACCTTCGCCAATTCTTTGGCAGTTAAAATCTCTGGTAAATCTTGCATATTTTTATCTCCTTATATTTTTATAGTAACAAATAAAAAAAGATGTTGCAATATGTTTTTGTTGTGCTATATTGTTATTATAGACATTAACAATATGAGGTGCAGAATGTCATACAAAGAGCTGAATATGGTAGCATTAAAGGCCATATACATGGAAGCGAAAGCTGAGATGGAATCGGTCAAGAAAAACTTGAACGCAATAACCAGTGAAATCGAATCGCGTCTAAAACCACTAGCTAATGACTATGGCACAAAAGAGCGTGAGCTGGATAGTGTTAAAATTAAAATTGTTAAATCCAAAAATATTGAATGGGATGATGACCGCTTGGCTGGTTTGTGGCAACAAATAGAAAGCGATGGCGCAGACCCAAGCGCTTACATTAAGAAGAAGATCGAATACACTGTATCTGAAAACGCATACAAAGAATGGTCACAAGACTTGAAGGACATTTTTGATGATGCGCGGACAGAAAAAGAAGCTAAGTTTAAATTTGAATTTATGGAGGAATAAATGACACTATCACTTGAAACGCCAAAAGATAAACCACCTAGAATTTTAATTTATGGGGGGCAGGGTGTCGGTAAATCTACTTTTGCATCACTAGCGCAAAACCCTATTTTTATTCAAACCGAAGATGGTTTATCAGCCATTACATCGGCAAGGTTTCCGCTTGCCACATCATTCAAAGACGTTTTGACGTACCTTGGTGAGTTGGCTACTGAAAACCATGATTACAAAACACTTTGCGTTGACTCAACAGACTGGCTTGAAAGGCTTATTTTCTCGCAAGTATGCGCTGAACGAAATGTGAAAACTATTGGCGATATAGGTTATGGGGCTGGTTACAATCAAGCAATCGACCTATGGCAACAGTATATTGATTGTTTGAATTATCTTCGTGATAATAAAGACATGATGATTATACAAATTGCACACTCACAGGTTAAAAAGTATGAAAACCCTGAAACGGATTCATACGATAGATACCAGATTAAAATGCACGACAAAGCATCAGCTTTGCTTTTGGAACACTCTGACATCGTTCTTTTTGCAAACCATATTGTCGGCATTAAAAAAGAGCAAGACGGTTTTAGCAAAAGAACTAGGGCGATAGGTGGCGGAGAGCGTGTTCTCTATACCGAAGAAAGACCTGCTTTCGTTGCTAAAAACAGATACGGCTTACCAGAAGAAATACCTTTTGACAAAGAAGGCTCATACTGGTCGGTCATTGCACAACACGTTCCATATTTTAACAACAAAGGAGAATAAATATGACTGGAAATTTATCAGCAATCTTGGGGCAATCATTCGTTGCGAGTGATGTTCCGCAATCTGAATATAAACTGTTGCCAGAAGGTGAATACGTTCTGCAAGTAGTTGGTTCGGAAATTAAACCAACTGCAAAAGGAGGCACACAATTGGTAATTGATTTTACCGTTGTTGGTTCACAATACGATGGCTCGGTGCTGAAAGAGCGCTTGAACATTGTAAACGATAACCAAACAGCAGTTGAAATTGCGTTTCAGACATTGGCTAAAATTGTTCAAGCTAGCGGACTAGATGCAATCAACGATAGCTCAGAACTGCATGGCAAGAAGATGCTTGGCAAGGTAGTGATTAAAAAAGGTACTGGCACATATCGTGCAACCGATGGTACTGAAAGACCAAGTGCAGACCAAAACCAAATCAAGTCTTTCCATCCAGTTGGATTGACTACATCAACACCTACCGCATCGTCACAGGCACAGCCAAATACGGCTGCACCCGTAGCTGGCGCTAAAAAAATGCCTTGGGCTAAGTAGGTTAACTTGGCGGGGGTGTATTCCTTTCCATCCCCGTCATTCTTTTTCCATGAGGTGCAGATATGGATTTACTAAAAGAAAACACACTATTAAGAAAACAGCTTATTCAGTTGATGGAGAGGAATATAAATCCGCCATTAAACGAACAGCACATGAAAGCAATAGAGCATTTAAGAAAAATACCTAAGCGGTCTAAGTATTACCAAAATGCAATTGACGCGATAGGAGAGCTTAAATGATGAATTTACTCGAAGAAATTGATAAAGTTATTTTATCCGAACCACGAGAGCAGCGCGATTATATCGGAGCGTCATCTATTGGCGCAGAGTGTCCGCGAAAGCTATGGTATCGGTTTAACAAGTATCCAGAAGAATTTGATGCTGATTCGTTACGCCGTTTTGCAGACGGACACGCAGTAGAAGAACGCATACTCGATTGGATACGACAGATACCAAACATAAATATATGGACGCATGATGAAAACGGTGAGCAATTCGGTTTCAGCGCATTAGATGGGCGATACAAAGGCCACTACGATGGCGTCATTGAAATTGATGGCGTTGTATATGTGCTTGAGATAAAGGCAACATCAAAACAATCTGGATTAATTAACCTTGGCGATAAATTCCCTGAACCATTGGTACTAGAACAATGGAATGATGAATACTATGCACAAGCCATGACCTATTGCAAGTTTGCAGAGATTGAAAATCATTTACTGATTTGCGCTGATGCTGGTGGGCGCAAACTGCATATTGTACGCACTCCGTACAACCCAGCTTATGCTGATGCGCTGCTATTAAAAGCAGAGCGTATTGCTGATGCGAAAGAGCCACCAAATAAAGTTGGTGGGCGT